ATCGTTTGTGGCAAAATATGGGAGGTAAAATACATGCTGATATTAGAAGTGGTATGACTCATTATGGCAACTATGCGTTTAGAGGTAACGTAGGAACACAATTTAAAGGAGCAGAATGAATTTAGAATTACAAATACAAGACAATTTTTTGCCAAAAGAATTGTTTTTAAAACTTGCAAAATATAGCGTTGGTTTAGATTATAGTAGTAATAATATTGTTCAAGGCACAGGTGACTATGAGCAACACGTTTTTTTGTCAAATAAAATATATAAAGATGATAATTTACTTAAAGATTTAGAAAAATCTATAATTAAACATTTTAAAGTAAAGATTAAAAATTTGCATCTAGCAGCTTTCACTTGTGTAAATACTAAAAAACCAACGCCTCATAGAGACTCATCACTTTATCCTAAAGAAAAACATTTAATAATTTATTTAAATGGTGATATAAATCTTAATGCTGGCACTGGATTTTACAGTCAAACAAACGAAAGTAGTTATGATTTAAATACAGCTGTTGGTTTTTTTCCTAATCGAGCTGTTATCTTTAATGCTGATGAGTGTTGGCACTCTCCGTTATTATATACAGCCACAGACAACTCTCCTAGATTTTCAATAATTGTTTGGTTTGAACCAGAGGAAAATGACAAAATTTAATATTCAAATTATAGATGATTTTTTACCAGATAAAATTTTTACAAATGTTTTAAAATACGCTGCAAATATAAAATGGGATGCTAAAGGTTTAAATTATGGATCAAAAGATGAACATGTTTGGTTTTCAAAAAATATAGAAAACGAAAATGAATTTAAAGAAATATTGAAAACAAATATAAAAGAAAAAACAAATCTTAAAATAAAAAATTTTGAACTTTTAAGTTTTACACTAGCGCCAAAAACACAACCATATCCTCACGTTGATCGTCATGAGGATATTGAGAATCAAATGATATTGTATGTGGACGGAGACGTTGAGATAAATAAAGGCACTGGATTCTATGTTCCTAGTGAAAATGGCGTTGATTTAAACACTCATGTAGGTTTTTTTAAGAATAGAGCCGTTTTTTTTAAATCAGGAATGTGGCATTCTCCTCTAGTCTTTGCTTCAGATAATCCAAGGCCAAGAATATCAATTATTGCACAGTTTTAACAAATAATTTATTATTAAATTATGAAATTAGTGGACCTTAAGTTTAAACCAGGCGTGGATAAACAAGATACTGCCTACTCTGCTGGTGATCAACGTAAGTATGTAGACTCTGACTTTGTAAGATTTCATTATGGTAAGCCAGAGAGATGGGGTGGATGGGTTAATTTGCCTAATCCAAATGTCACGGTGGTTGGTGTTGTCAGAGATACTCACTCTTGGATAGGATTGGACGGAACTAGGTATTTAGGTTTAGGTACAGATAGAAAATTGTATATTTATTCTGAGGGTAAAGTTTATGACATTACACCAATAAGAGCAACAGACAGTCTTACTAATCCTTTTGCAACATCGAGTGGTTCTTCTACAGTAACTGTAACTGACGCCTCTCATGGCGCAGAAGTAGGGGCGTTTGTAACTTTTGACAATGGTTCTGCTACTAATGTCGTCGATGGCATTGATTTTAATAATGAGTTTGAAGTTTTGACCGTGCCCGGTTCCAACAGTTATACAATAAACGCAGGCACAAACGCATCTGGAACTACGGCTGCAGGCGGTGGATCAGTAGATGCCTCTTATCAAATAAATCCTGGTCCTACTACTTCAACATATGGATATGGTTGGGGCACAGAGACTTGGAGTGCTAGCACTTGGGACACACCTAGATCTTCATCTAATGTTGTAGTGGCAGGTAGAAATTGGTCACTAGACAATTTTGGTGAAGACTTAATAGCTACTGTATTAGACGGAGGCACGTTTATTTGGGATACTTCTGGTGGTTTAGGATCAAGAGCTACGGCTTTATCAAATGCACCTACAGCATCTAGGTTTAGCCTTGTTTCTACAGATACAAGACATTTGTTAATTTTTGGAACAGAGACAACAATAGGTAATGCAGATACACAAGACGATTTGCTTTTTAGATTTTCAGACAGAGAAGATGCAACAGATTACACACCTGTTGCTACAAACGAAGCAGGATCTTTAAGAATAACAGATGGTTCTAGAATTGTTGGTGCCGTTAAATCAACAGGTCAGATACTGGTATGGACAGATACATCATTACACGGTATTCAATTTGTTGGTACACCTTTTACATTTGGTCTTAGACAGTTGGGTGCTAACGCAGGGTTAATAGCTCAACATGCAGCTATAGAGGTAAATGGTAAAGCATATTGGATGTCCGATAATGCATTTTATCTTTTTGACGGTGTTGTCAAAAAAATGCCTTGCTCTGTTCAAGATTACGTATTTGATGATCTAAGTTATACAAACAAAAATGATATAGCTGTGGGGTTAAACACGGCTTTTAATGAAATTATTTGGTATTACGCATCAGCTAATGCCACTCAAATAGATAGAGCAGTGGCATACAACTATTTAGAAGGAACTTGGTATACAATAAATTTAGCTAGAACTACTTGGCTTGGTGCTTATGTTTATGAGAAACCAATAGCCACAGAATATAGTGCATCTGCAACTGCTAATGCCACAAACATACTAGGATTAACTGCAGGAGCATCTTCTATATTTGAACACGAGTCTGGTAATAATCAAGCGGATGGATCAGCCATCACAGCATTTTTAGAAACAGGGTCTGTTGAGATAGCAGATGGAGATCAGCTAATGTCGGTAAGTAAATTAGTGCCAGATTTTGACAATCTAACGAACACAATGACGGCACAATTAACTTTAGAGCAATACCCTCAGTCTGCAGCTAACGTAACAACTAGTGGCACTATAACTAGTACCACAGAAAAAATTAGTGTAAGAGGTAGAGGTAGGGCTGTTAAAATTAGATACACGACAAACAGTGTAGATGATACGCCTTGGAGACTTGGTTCACAGAAGCTGCAAATAAGACCAGACGGTAGAAGATAATGGCTAAAATAAATATAACTAGATTACCTAATGCAACAGAGGAGTATGACGCTGGTCAGTTTGACCAAATGATAAGATTATTAGAGCAGATTGTTTTTTTATTAAACACTAACTTTCAACAAGATTTAAGAGAAGAATCAGAATCGGAGACTTTTTTCCTTGGCTAATACATTTAAAAGCGCAATGGTTGATATGACATCAACAGATTTAACAACCCTGTTAACGGTGCCAACAGCTAATCCTGGCGCTACACCACCTGTGCCTCCTACAACTGATGTTGTAAAATCTATTCTAATTTGTAATGATTCAGGAAGCACGACACTGGTAGATTTAGAGGTGGTTAGATCCTCTGCTACTTTTGAATTATTTAAGGCTAAAAGTGTTGCTACAAACACTACTACAGAATTATTATCTCAGCCTCTTGTTTTACAAGAGTCTGATGTTTTAAAAGCACAAGCAAATGCTGCTAATCAAGTGCATATAATTGTAAGCTTTATGGAGGTTACAAAAGGTCAACTGTAAGGAGAAAAAGAATGAATTTACAATCACTATTTATCACGCCTGTCATGATGACAGAAATAAAAGGTCATGGTCATTTAATAGACAGGTTATATGAAATAAAAGCAAAAGATCAAAAAGGTATGCCTAGATCTAATGTAGGTGGCTGGCACAGTAATGATGAGCTTTACAAAGATGAAGAATTTAAAAGCACTGTGGGTGATATACTTTACAAAGCTAAAGAGTGCTTTGGACATTTAGATGTGCAGGATAAATTTGTTCCTGAGATGACAGGTTTGTGGGGCATGATTAATCCACCCGGATCAAGAAACAATATTCACACACATCCTTACAATTATTTATCAGGAGTATATTACCTAAAAGTGCCTCAAAAAAGCGGAAATTTAGTGTTTCTAGACCCTAGACCGCAAGCTGAAGTATTATCACCACCAAAGAAAAAAGATGCATCTATACACATAGCACACAGCGTAGATTATGAGCCAAAAGAAAATTCATTGATTTTTTTTCCATCATGGTTACAACATGAGGTTAAAATAAATACCTCTAATGAAGATAGAGTTATTTTAAGTTTTAATATAAATTGGAGGGAAAATGCCGATAGTTAAAAACGCAGAACAAATAGGTACTATGACTCTTGAAGATGGTAGAGTCATACCAAGATACAATGTCAAAACAGAAACGACCCTCACTAATACAGAAACAGGTCAAGAATATGAGTCAGAGGAAGCTATGCAAGCAGACATCGACGATCCAAATACTTCAACGACTGTGGAAAAAATTAGACGAGATGTTAAAGTATTTGCTCCATCTTTAAGAGATATGCTAGGACAAACACCTAAAGAATAAAACACTTTAGTGGGAAAGCCTGTACTTACAGAACCATTTTTAAATTATTTTAAAAAGTTAGACACCAAACAAAGAACTTGTTTAGAAATAGGATCAGGGAATTCAACATTATATTTTGCTAAACATTTTAAATACTTATCTAGCTTAGAAGAAAATAAATTTTGGTTTAATAAAATAAATCAAAAGAAACCAAAAAACGTTGATATCAAATTTTTTCAAAAAGATAATCTTACAAAAATTTTAAATGAAGAATTAGAAAAAAAACCTGATTATGTAATCATAGATAATAATCCAAATTATATTAGTAGGTTTGATATAGCTACATTTATTCATTTAAATAAAAAAAATGATTGTGTAATTATTTTAGACAATGGTGATTGGAATATTGATGCTTTTTGTTTTTTAAAATCTCATTATTTTTGTTTAGATTTTTTTGGTAAAAATTTTACTAATGCAACCACTACTACATCTATTTTTTTTACAGAAAAAAATAGCAGCTACGTTTATTAATTATCTTATCCAGGTAAGAATAACGTGTCTATCTCCATTGGTTACCGGAGTTATTGCGTGTGGGAAACAAAAATTACTTGGAAATACAATAGCACTACATGCACTCTTTGAAATTTTGTATTCTCCTCCAAAAAAAGTAAAATCGCCTCCATCATAATTATCATTAAGTATTAATGAACAAGTTAAAATCCGTTGTTCAAAAACACTTGAAACATCAACGTGTTCTTTATATTCTTGTGCTTTATCACCCAAGTATAAAACATGATCCAACCCTGTTGTTTCTCCTTGAATGTAATCAAAATGTGTAAATTCTTTTATATAACTTTTAAAAGCAATAATAAAAATGTGAGAAATTTCTTCATCAAATTGTCTATCCAATGGCTTAATTAAACAGTTGCGATGAGAACTAATTTTACCGCCAGCTATGGTAGCTTGATTAAAAGATAAATCTTTTTGACTAATAATTCTATGTGCTAAATCTTTTGGAACTAAATTTTTGTATTCTTTAATGTAATTACTAGTGTAAGTATACTTGCCCATTAATCTTCTTTAGATTTTTTACAGTCACAATCACCTGAACAATGATTTTCTCCATCTTTTATGTGACGTTCAACGTCTCTTTCCATAGCTAATAGTCGTTCGTGGTATTTGCTCACCTTATCTGCGAGATAGGCAATGGCTTTATTTATGTCTTCGTTTTCCATATTTTCTCCTATGATTGTTAATTTTGGTGAGAACCTAATGTAAGCATATTTTTTTGTTCTGCAACAGAATTATTTAAATTGTTTGCTTGACAAAGAAACTGTGGTATACATGCGACAAAAGAATGATTAGTAAAACTATTGTAAGCGGTAGAATTATAAAAAAATATAAAATCCCCTTAAATCAAATAGAACAATTAAACAAAAAATACGAAGATAACAAACACTCTTTAGAAAGCAAAGGTGCTAAATTAGCTGGCAGGTTAGAGAGTGAGTTGGAGTCTACAAAAATTATTCAATCACTGCCTATTTTTGAAACAATAAAAAAATGCATGAATGAGTATATGATTTCATTAAATCATTTTTCACTTACTCCTAAACCTATGTATAATTTAAAAATTATAACGATGTGGATTAACGACATGCAGCCACATGAATATAATCCCATACATACACATCACGATGGAACAGGATGGTCGACTGTTATGTTTTTAAAAGTTCCTAACTTTATTAATGATGCAAAACACAAACATAAGTTTAGAGATGGCGCACTTGGTTTTATATTTCCAGAAAATAAAACTATGTTTTATGAGCCTGATGTTGGTGATTTTTATATTTTTGAAGCATCACATCAACACTTTGTTTTACCTTACAAAACAAATGATAGTGATCCAACAAGAAGATCTATGTCTTTTAATTTTATAACAGATGACGATTGAAATTTCTAAACACAAATTATTCACGGAAGAAATATATTCTTTTAATATGCCAAACTTTGATTATTGGAGAAAAGAAATAAACGAAATTGTAAAAATTGAAAACAATGCCGTTCACAATCATTCCACAGATTTAAAATTTTTATCTAATATACAAGCTCGAAGAACAGCTTGGGACACACATTTAAGATATCCTTCTATGTTAAATATATCAAAAGAATTTATAAAAATAATAGAGTCATTTGTAAAATCAGAAGACTTTGATGTGCCTAGCATAAACTTAACTGAACTTTGGATAAATTGGTATGTGAAAAATCAAATGGCTGTACCGCACTGTCACGGCACTGCTTTTTCTTTAGTTTTCTTTGTTGATGTTGAAAAATCAAATACTTCTTTTTTAATAAATAAAGAATATAAAAAATTTTTTCTAATGAAAAAAAGTAATACTAATTCTTTTAATAACTCAATCGTTGATATAAAAGTAAAAGATGGAACATGTTTAATGTTTGATGGTGGCCTTAATCACTCAACCACACCTAACCTTACAGATCATAAAAGAATAACTCTTGCGGCTAATTTTGAAGCAAGTTACCCTACTTTGAAAAAAAATGTTTACTGACAAAAAAATAATTTTCTGCGCCTCAGATAAAGACATGTTAGATGTTTGGCCACATCCTAAACCCGCTTCAAGATTTATACCCGAAGAGTATAAAAATCTTTCAAGATTTACGAATAATAATTATCACGAGGTTACGGTTAAAACTTGCATACCTTTCCTAGATTCATTAACCGCTGGGTACATTATCCCTTTTGATCAAGATTATTTAATAGACCCAATAGAAAATGATTTCACTATTACAGAAGCTAATAAAAATCCCGCTACTGATTTTCACCCTAAACAACAATTACCTAAAGAGTGGCACAACATTTCAGGTGAAAGGGCTGGTAAATTTATAAACAAATGGCTTATCAAAACACCGCCAGGTTATAGTTGTTTATTTGTTAAACCAATGAATAGAATTGAAGAGAGGTTTGATATTATTCCAGGAGTTGTCGATACAGATACATATATAAATTTAATAAATTTTCCTTACTTTTTAAAAAAAAGAGATGAACAATTTTTAATAAAAAAAGGTGAGCCAATGGTGCAAGTTATACCGTTTAAAAGAGAATCATGGAAAATGTGGTCAGGGTTTTATTTTGAAAAAATGCATGCAAAAACAATGGCAAAACTAAGATCTGTTTGGATGGATAAATACAAAAGATTTTTTTGGAAGAAAAAAAGTTATAAATGAAAATACATGCTAATATTGATGATTGCGCCTTAATTATAAATGATTTTTTACCAAAAGATTTATTTAAACAAGTTGCTAAATTTAATTACGATCAATACGACAAAAAAGAATCATTTCAAAATTGGGAGAAAAATCTTTTTTTAGATCAAAATAAAAACGTAACCATGAAAGAAATTACGACAATAAATTATTTATCAAGTTTAGATAAAGGAAAATATGAATATAAAAATCAAATTTTTAAAAATGTTTTAGATGTAGTAAAAAATTGTAAATTTATGCCCTTTCAAGATAACTCTTTACTTCC